GTCCCAGTAGTGGGGTCCGGCGTTTAAGCGATAGTGCACACCAGGCACGTCCTCGGTATTTTGTCCGAGGAGGAGGGGTCGCTGTCCGAGGTAACACTTATAGAGGAGTATCATAAATGCCTATAGAGAGTTGGTTAAAAAATTATACAAAAGAAGAAATAAAAAAAGGTAGACAAAAATATATAGATAGTAATGCGGCGGATTATTTGTCTCTTCCTGAGTTTATGTATAGAGAATATGGCAGAAGAAATGTTGGAGGAGGTGTGAGCCTCCAGTTTGACGAAGGCGAAGTCGCAGAAACCATGTTCCGTGGTGGAGCAGGCTTCAAAGGACATTTTTAACAAAGGAGAAAACCTATGAAGACAAAAAAATATCGTGGCGGAGGTCAAGGATACGCGGATAGAGAAGACGAATCTCTCGGAATGCGTACTGGAGCCGAACGCACTAAACGCCAAAGCATGAGAGATCGTCGTGATGAGTCTTATGGTGCTTGGGGCAAAAGACCAAATCAAAGAATTAATCGTAAAGATGGTGGCGTTGCTTCTTTTGCTAGAGGCGGCGTTGAAGCGGCAGACAAAGAAGGTAGTCGTCTCAGTGTTTCGATGGAAAGACAAGAGGATGCTGGCTTTTCTCCGTCACAAGCAGACTTTGACCAACAACATAGATTAGCGGAAGAAGGTATTATGGATGTAGGTGCCGCCGTTACCATCGTTCAAGGTCATGATTCACGGGAAAAATTAGGTGAAACCGATGGTGTCCGTGGAACAGGAGCAATGGTAAAAGGAACGAAGTTTAGAGGAACTTTTTAATGGATCCAGTAAATTTTGCTTATGCTGTTCTTAAAGCAATACGGCAAAGAATAGAATTAACAGAACAGGCCATACTCGCGGGTAGTCCTAAAACATTAGAGGATTACCGTCAATTGACGGGCGAGTTAAAAGGCTTGCAATTTGCGGAGCAAGAGATTAAAGATGCTCTGGATAAAACAGAGAAAGAAGAAAGCTAATGAAAGGAAAAGTTAATGAACAAAACACTTTATGTGCCCGACCATGTTGTAAAAAATAAAAATAAAGCCAAAGATGCTGTTAATATTAAGACAGCATATGTAGAACCTGAAAAGAAAGTTTTAGACCCTTCTCTTATAAAAAAAGATTTAAAAGAGCGTCTTCCACAACCCACCGGATGGCGGATATTAGTCATGCCTTATATGGGTAAAGCGACGACGGATGGGGGATTATATATTCCGGACGCTGTAAGGGAGAGAGAACAGTTAGCAACTGTTGTGTCATATGTTTTAAAAATAGGGCCTTTAGCTTATAAAGATCCTAATAAGTTTGGACCAGGAGAAGTACCCTGGTGTAAAGAAGGTCAATGGGTTTGTATTGGCCGTTACGCAGGATCACGTTTTAAAATAGATGGTGGTGAAGTTCGTATCATTAATGATGACGAAGTAATAGCCACTATTTTAGAACCTGATGATATTAAACATGTCTAGAAAGAAGAAAGCAACCAAGGAGAACCGACATGCCCGAAACTGAAGAGGCAAAATTAGATGTTGGCGATGCCAACGAAGAAGCAGTAGAAGTGGATGTAAAAGACAAAAAAGAGTCGTCTGATACAGAAACAAAAACTCAATTGGATCTTATTCCTAAAGAAAAAAAGGAAGACGAAACTACAGAGGAACCTAAAAAAGAAGAAGAGTTAGAAGAGTATAGTGCGGGAGTAAAGAACCGTATTGACAAGTTAACAAAGCGTATGAGGGAAGAGGAGCGACAAAAAGCCGCTGCTACGCAATATGCTGAAAATGTTAAAAAAGAAAATGAAAATCTTAAAATACGTTTAAACAATCTTGATAAAGGATACCAAGAGGAGTTTGGAGGTCGTATTGACTCCCAGATTACCAGTGCAAAACGCGCATTTAAAGACGCTCATGAAGCAGGAGATGTGGATCGAATGGTAGAAGCACAAGAAGCTTTAGCAAATCTTACGGTGGAAAAAGGAAAATTAAAAAAAATTCCTTCCGCCGAAGACAAAGCTCCTGGTGCTCCACCAACACAACAGCCTCCCCCAGTCCAACCACCTCAACAACCTCAACAACCAGCCAAACCAGATCCGAGAGCCGAGCAATGGGCCTCAGATAATACCTGGTTTGGGCAGGACGAAGTTATGACATATGCCTCATTTGGCATTCATAGACGTTTAATTGAGGATGAAGGGTTTGACCCTCAGACGGAAGACTATTATAGTGAGCTTGATAAACGAATGGCTGCCGAATTTCCACATAAGTTAGGAAAACAGGCAGGAAACGGGGGAAGTCGCAAAGTAGCGTCTGCTGAGTCTTCCAGATCCCGCAATAAAGGTGGACGAAAAACTGTGCGGTTAACGCCTTCACAAGTAGCTATAGCTAAAAAGCTAGGTGTTCCGCTTGATGAATACGCAAAATATGTGAAGGAGTAAAAAATGACTGAGGAAAAGAAAATGGAGAACACAGCTCCCAAAGAAAATACGAGAATAGACCGTGCGCAAAATACTCGCGAAAAACAGGCACGCAAAGGTCCCTGGAAACCCCCTTCTACATTGGAGGCTCCGGAACCACCAGAAGGTTATATTCATAGGTGGGTAAGGACAGAGGTTATGGGTTTTGATGACCGCAAGAACGTTTCTGCCAAAATACGAGAAGGGTGGGAATTAGTACGTGGTGATGAACATCCAGACTTTGATGCACCAACCATAGAAGATGGGAGACATGCAGGGGTTATTGGAGTAGGAGGATTAGTATTAGCTAGGATCCCTATTGAAATCGCGGAAGAGCGCAATAAATACTACCGGGAGAGGACCCGCAATCAAATGGCGGCTGTTGACACCGAGTTAGCTCGAAATCAACATCCGGCAATGGCTATTCATAAGCCAGAGAGAGAATCTCGTGTAACTTTTGGAGGCTCTCCTAAGAAAGAGAGCTAGTTTTTTAACACATTTGACCGTATGGAGGTATAATTATGGCAAATATTAATGGAAGTTTTGGCCTTCGTCCTATTGCTAAATTAGGGCAAGGAGCCAATTCAACCGGTAATGCTAATTATACAATGTATGAAATCGCGTCTGGCAATACTAACGCCATCTATAAAGGTAGCCCCGTTATCCCGTTAAATACAGGATATATTGATATTGTGGGTTCAGCCTCAGGTGGAGCAGTTGGTTTGCTTGGAGCGTTCATGGGTTGTGAGTATGTGGCAAGTACTACCGGTAAAACGACTTTTAGTAACTACTGGCCTGGGTCAGGAGCAGACAGCAATCATCCAATTAAAGCGTATGTTGAGGATGATCCTATGGCACTGTTTGTTATAGCTACTAATGCTACATGGACGAGTAAGGCAACCGCTATCGCTGATAGATTTGAAAACGCTGATTTTGCGACAGCGACAAGTGGAACAACCGCTACTGGTCTTTCCTCGGCGTCATTAGACGTTAGCACGATGAACACAACTAAGACTTTAAATCTTCGCGTAATGGGATGGGTCGATGATCCGTCAAACGCGGATTTCACAGCTGCTGGTATAGGTGTGATTGTTCGTCTTAATAACCACTTCAACAGTCCAAATGGTGCTGCTGTAGCTGGTACAACTGATACAGCTGGTATATAAGGAGGTAAAATATGGCAATATCTAGAGCACAGCTAGCGAAAGAGCTAGAACCTGGTCTCAACGCCTTATTTGGCCTTGAGTATTCCAGATACGAAAACGAGTCAGCACAAGTTTATGACACAGAATCTTCAGAACGTGCTTTTGAAGAAGAAGTAATGTTGTCAGGATTTGGTGCCGCTCCTGTTAAAGGAGAAGGTACTGCGGTAACTTTTGATGATGCACAAGAAGCTTACACTGCAAGGTATAATAACGAAACTATTGCTCTTGCTTTCTCAATAACCGAAGAAGCTATTGAAGATAATCTTTATGATCGTCTTGCTTCTCGTTATACCAAAGCACTAGCAAGAAGTATGGCACATACTAAGCAAGTGAAAGCAGCAGCGACTTTAAACAATGCGTTTGATAGTGGTTATACAGGTGGGGATGGTAAGGAGCTTTGTGCTACTGACCACCCATTAGTGAATGGTAGTACCTTAGCTAATGAGCCTAGTACAGCTGCGGATCTAAACGAAACCAGTCTTGAAAATGGTTTAATTGACATTGCTGGTTATGTTGATGAGCGTGGTTTAAAAGTTTCTGTTAAAGGTACTAAATTGATTGTTCCTGCGAACCTTCAATTTGTGGCTGACAGATTATTAGAATCAACCCTACGTCCAGGAACAGCAGATAATGACGTTAACGCTACCAGAAATATGGGAATGCTTCCCGATGGCTATGCAGTTAACCATTTCTTAACTGATACTGACGCTTGGTTTATCAAAACAGATGCTCCTCGTGGATTTATCCACTTTGAACGTCTGTCTTTGTCTACCAAGATGGAAGGAGATTTTGATACAGGTAATGTAAGATTTAAAGCCCGTGAGCGTTATAGCTTCGGTTACTCAGATCCACGTTGCGTGTATGGTTCTCCAGGAGCGTAGTAACTAATTGAGTGGGGAGCTTATCTCCCCACTCTCTCGGATTAACTAGCCTTAGCGACTGGCCGAGCAGACTCTCATAAGACACTAAGGCAAAAACCTTTATGAGGAGGTATATTATGGGTACAACCCGTTTTTCAGGACCCGTAAACTATAGTGGTGGTGGAACAAAGAATGCTTCAGGCCCTTGGTTTACAAATTTTCCAATACAGATTAATCCAGATTATGTTTCACAGTTTGATGACTTTACATATGTTGACTTTACTTCAGGTAAAGAATGGACATATCAACAAGTTACCAGTGGAACTGGTGCTCCCGTAGCTGATACCATTGATGGATGGTTTCAAATTGTGGGTACAGGATCTGATAATACAGGCGCAGCTATTCAAGGCAATGAAATCTGGGCAGCACAAGCTAGCAAAAAAATCTTTTTTGAAACACGTCTCGTAAGTAGCGATGCGGATCAAATGGATGTATTTGTTGGTTTATGCGAGAATGGCACTGCAAGCACAACCGTTCCTTTTGCAACTAATAACCAGATCGGATTTCTTATTGCGGATGATGCAGCGGATATTTATGCTGTATGTGACAGTGGAGGCACTGAAACTAAAACAGATACAGGAGTAGATATGGCTGATGGCTCTGTTTCTGGTAGCACTATTACAAATGCTAGACGTTTAGGCTTTGTTGTAAGTGGTACTGGTATGGTGGAATTTTATGTTGATCGTGTAAAGAAAGTTACAACTACAACTAATATTCCTACTTCAGAATTAACTACCTGGTTTGCAGCTGTTGCTGGTGAAGCGGCGGCTAATAGTGCTTCTGTTGATTACCTTTTAACCGTTTCTATGCGTACTACTGATGGTATGACTCAGTATAATGACCAACCATAGGGAGTAAGTTATGGCTGAAGAAGATAAAAAAGAAGAAGAAGATAAAAAACCAAAGAAACCAAAGAGTCCTAAAGTTTCTCTTCCTCCTAAAGGAAGTGCAGCGTACAAATCTTTGGTTATATCAGGAAAAATAAAGGAGTAGATTATGGCTGATACTGATACCAATACTGTCATTATGGATGGCCCTCAGAAGTATGTAGCTTCTTTTGTTCACACATATGTCGATACCGGTGAAGGTACACCTGTTATAAAAATAGATGTTTCTGGATTATCTAAAAACCCTGTAAATGGAAACGATTGCATAGGAGTGCGCATTAATAAGATTTGGTACTCTACTATAGGGTTAAACGTTATAATTAATTGGTATGCAACCACGCAAGTTAAGGCGATACAGCTCCCAGAAAATTATAGTGATGTTTTAGATTTCTCTAGTTTTAGTGGATTACCTAATACAACTACTTTTGGTAGTGGAGGAGCAAACGGAGACGTGTATTTTGGAACAAAAAACGAAGCGGCTAATGATGGTTATACTATTGTACTAGAATGTATAAAAGTATACGCTAAAGATAACACATAGGAGGTTATCATGGGACGATTTAATACTGTCGTTAATGTTTCGGCGAGAAATGCTAATAAAAGTCAACTCAATCCTGATGGTAAATCTTACGTTTACATGCACGGGGGAGTTCACTCCCCCGATGCTCGCTCTAAAAAACGTTATAATGTAGGTGGAGGCAACTGGATACAAAAGGCTAATTTAAAAAAAGGAGCCTTCACCAAACAAGCTAAAAATGCTGATATGAGCGTTCAAGGTTTTGCTAATAAAGTGACAAAAAATCCTGGGGACTATAGTCCTACAACGGTGAAACGTGCACGATTAGCAAAAACATTTAAAAAAATGAGTAAAGGATAATGGAATGGCTACTTCTGGTTCTAGTGATTTTAATCTAAATATGGCTGAAATAACAGAAGAAGCCTTCGAGAGATGTGGCTTAGAACTTCGCACAGGGTATGATGCCCGTACTTCTAGACGTTCCTTAAACCTTCTGTTTGCTGAATGGGCGAATAGAGGGTTAAATTTATGGACAGTAGAAAAATTAACCCAAACCGTAGCACAATTATCTACTACTTCTTCAATTGCTTCTTATCCTGTTGGCACTATTACTTTAAATGTTGGAGCGTCAGCGGCTTTTACTATTGGAGAAACGCTTACCGGAAATTCAACAGGTGCAACAGCAAATCTTATTACAAAGCCAAGTGCTACTAGTATGACGATTACTGTTCCTGTAGGGACTTTTACAACTGATGATACGGCATTAGCGGGAGGAACAAGTGGTGCCACAACAACAGTTACATCAACTCCTAGTTTAGAAGATGCCCAGGCGACAGTGGATATATTAGAAGCTTCGGTTCGCAGGAGTGGATCTGATACTATTATTTCTCGCGTAAGTCGAGGAGATCATTTAGCAATTTCTGATAAAACAAGTCAAGGAAGAGCAACAGAGTTTTATATAGATCGTTTAATTACTCCGACTCTTAATATTTGGCCTACGCCTGAAAACTCTACGGATCAGTTAATTTATTATCGTGTAAAACGTATCCAAGATGCCGACGCTAGTACTAACACTGCTGATATACCTTTTCGATTTTTGCCTTGCTTAGTTGCGGGCTTGTCGTACTATATAGCCTTAAAAAAAGCTCCTGCTCGTGTGCCAGGACTAAAAGCTATATACGAAGAAGAATTTGATCATGCCGCAGCAGAAGATGGCGAACGAGCTCCTTTGCGTTTAGTTCCCTCTTATTCCGTCTTGAGAGTGTTATAAGATGGCTAGATTTGCTTCTGCTAAATGGGCATTAGGTATTTCTGATAGGTCTGGTAGGGCTTATCGTTTAAAAGATATGATTCTAGAATGGAATGGTTCGTTAGTAGGACGCGATGAGTATGAACCAAAACAACCCCAATTGTATCCTAAACGTGTAAAATCTGATCCTCAAGCTTTAAGGATTAGTAGAACAGATAGAATAGAGCCTCCTGTTGCGGTTTTATCCT